AATAGAGGGTGCAATGTATTATGCTTATCAGTTTAGAGGAGATACACAGTCTGCACAATTAGCTCTTCAGAAGTTTGAAGAACAAATAAAATACTTACGTTCTATAAACATAAATAGAACTCCGTACCTCAGAGATACAAGAGTACATTTCTAATGGCAACACAATGGGCTACATTCCCTATGGAGTTCAAAGGTGGGCTTATCTCCAACCTTACTCCTCTACAACAGGGTACTAACGCTGTAGGTTCAGCTACTATATTACAGAACTTTGAGTCTGATAGAGAAGGTGGCTACAGTAAATTACAAGGCTATAATAAATTTAGTAGCACAGAAGTTCCCGGTGGTGGTGACGTTCTTGCTATGAAAGTTATATCCTCTGGCAGAGTTGTCACAGCTAGAAAAATGGACACTGCTACTGTAACTGAATATCAGACAGCTACATCTACAGTAAACGGAGCAGTATCTAGCGCTACAGCAGTGGCTTTGGACAACAACACAGCCACATCTGTAGTAAGTGGTGCTGTCTCTAATAGCACTACAGTTGCCCTAGATAAAATACGTATCTTTACAGGGGTTACAGGTAGTTCTTCACTTGCTGGTGCAAGTGCTACGTTTGATGTAACAAACACAAACGGTACGTACACAGCAACAATAAACGCAGCAGGTACAGGCTTTAAGGTTGGCGAAACAGTAACGGTAGTAGGTGCAAACTTAGGTGGAGCTACTTCAGCAAACAACGCAACAGTAACAGTTACTTCAGTTGGCTCCAGTGTTGCTACGTATACTAACCCAACGCAATCTGCTTATGGTGGTTCTGGTACTAGTGCTACATTCAATGTAATTAAAACAGGTACTACGTATACTGTAGCTATTACTGCAGCAGGTTCAGGCTATACAGCTAGTGAAACAATTAAAGTAGTTGGTACACAGTTAAATGGTGCTACTACTGCTAATGATGCAACTATAACAATAACTGCAGTAGATGGTTCTGGTGGTATAACAGCAGCTACGATAGCAGGTACAGGTTTAGCAGAAGGACCAGTGACAGGCATAAATATCGCTGGTACTGGTGTAAGCTTTACTGGAACTATTACCAAAGGTATGCTTGTAACTGGTACTGGTATTTCTGGTGATGTAACAGTAAAGACAGTAACAAGTCAGAGTAGTATTATACTAGACACAGCAGTATCTTTAGCAGATGATGTTGTACTTAGTTTTATTACTAACATAAAAGTTGGTATGTTTGTTACAGGTACAGGCATATCTGGTGTTGTAAAAGTAGCAACGGTAACAAATCAGAACAGTATTGCACTTGACTCAGCACAATCAATATCTAACAATACTGTTCTTACATTTGGTACGTTTCATTCTACACAAGTTGACAAAACATTATACTTTCATGGAACAGGCACAACTTGGTCACAAGTAGGCACAAGTTCAGCTACCAATACACTAAAGATAAGACATGCATCTTTTAACTTTACACAAGAAGACAAAACTATATTTGTTGATAGTAAAAGTTTTCCAGTAATATTTAATTCTAGTGGAAGCACTACAGTAAACCTTACATCGTCAAATAGTTCAGATGTAGAGGGTGCAGAGAATGTAGCAGTATTTAAGAACCATGCTTTCTACTCAAAGGGCAGTAAGATATTTTTTACAGCACCTACCACAGTAGATGATTTTGCTACAAGCAATGGCGCTGGTACAATAAATGTTGGATTTGATGTAACAGGTATGATAGGGTTTCGAGAAAATCTTATAATCTTTACTACAAATACAATAAAAAAACTTACAGGCAACACCTCATCTGACTTTAAACTAGAACCTATAACAGATAGAATAGGCTGTATCAATCCAGACAGCATACAGGAATTTGGTGGTGACGTAGCGTACTTATCTCCCGATGGTATACGTTTACTTAGTGCTACTGATCGTATTGGTGACCTTGCTCTTGACATTGCATCTGATCCCATTTATAAAGACGCTAACGAGTTCATAGAACAAACAGATAAATTTTGCTCTGTGCTTGTTAGAGGTAAATCGCAGTATAGACTATTCTCTTATATACCTTCTGTATCGTCAGCAAATTCTTCAGGATTAATAGCTACTAAATTTGTTGCTCAAGGTGGAAGTGGCATAGCTTGGTCAACAACTAAAGGCCTAAAAGTAAATGTTGCAGATAGTACATATACAGGTGGAACAGAAACTATAATGTTTGGCAATGATGATGGCTTCTGCTACAGGATGGATTCAGGTAACTCTTTTGATGGCAGTCCAATAGAAGCAGTATATGAATCACCTTTTATGCCGATTACAGACCCACAGGTACGTAAGACAATGTATAAGTTAACTTTGTATGCAGTGCCTCAAGGAACAATGAACCTAGATTTAAATTTAAAGATAGACTTTAACTCGCAAAGTGATCCAAGTATTGTTCAACCAGCTACTATCCCGATTACTTCAACAGGAAGTGCTGTGTCTTTATTTGGTTCTTCTAATGCTAAATACGGTACTAGCACATATGGTGGTGTATTAGATCAAATATATAAAGAAAATGTAATTGGTTCTTTTAAAACAATCTCATTGCGTATTACAGATAACTCAACAAATCCAACATTCACTCTTGACACAGCCGTGCTTGAGTACAGACAAAACGATAGGCAGTAATTATGGCAGGTTATACAAGACAAGCAACAGCTAATATAGCTACAGGTAGTGTTATTGATGCTGATGATTTTAATAATGAGTACAATCAAATAGAGTCAGCATTTAATGCTAGTACTGGTCACTCCCATGATGGCACAGCAGCAGAGGGCGCACCTATTGAAAAGATAGGACCATCTCAAGACATAGTTGCTACAGCTTCTGTACTTAGACCTAAAACAACTAACGTTATGGACTTGGGTACAAGCGTATTGCAATATAAAGATGCCTTCTTTGATGGCACAGTAAAAACAGACAACCTTACTGTAGATGAGAATGCTACCATAGCTGGTAACTTAACTGTTACTGGAACTGTTACATCTTCTGGTGCTGGATTTGTATTAGAAGATGGTGATGGAACTGAGGTATCTATTGTTGACGGTAAAGAAATAAAATTTGTTGAGGGTGGTGGTATTGATATCAACTGGACTGACACATCAACAGGATCGGATGCAGATCCCTATGATTTAACTTTTACTCTCAATACAGATATGCGTTCTAGCAGTAATACGGATGTACACACTGGCAATTCAAACGATTATATCCATTATGACACTGACGTAGGTATGCGTTTTTATACGGCTGGCGCAGAGGATATGCGGCTTACGGATGGCGGTGACTTGCACGTTGACGGTAATGTTACAGCTTTCTCTACAACAATTTCTGATCAGCGTTTAAAGCATGATATTAATAAAATTGAAAACGCATTAGATAAAGTATCTCAAATTAATGGTTATACTTTTACTTATAATAATGATGGTAGGAATAGTGCAGGAGTTATAGCTCAAGAATTAGAAAATGTTTTACCTTCGGCAATAGAAAATAAAGAATTAGTTTTTAGTGGGCAGGAAGGCGTAGAATATAAGACAGTTCAATATGACCAACTGCACGGATTACTAATAGAAGCAATAAAAGAATTAAAAGCTGAAATAGATAAGTGTAAATGTAAAAAGTGTGAGTGTGAGTAATGGCTCTCCAAAGTAGTGGTGCTATAAGTTTAAACGATATCCATGTAGAAGTGGGAGGATCTAGCGGCTCATTAGTCTCTATTAATGATTCTGATATAAGGGATCTGCTAGGCAAAACTGATTCTGCACCAAATGCTTTTAACGAGTATTATGGTATTTCTGCAACTACACCTAGTGTTAGTTATAGAGGTAGATCTACAACAACTGGTAACGGTTTTCCAACAGGAAGTGTTAGTTTAAGTTCTGGTACAAAAGTTGTTGTTGTTTGTCTTCAGTTAGCAGGGGGTGGAAGTACCTATGTAAATATAGGTGGTACTGCTGCAACTCTTGCTGCAAAAATGGATGTTGGTGGTACGGCTACTGGAGTATGGAATGTAGCTTATACATCTGCAATATACTATCTAGCTACATCTGCTTCTGGCTCTACGCAAATAACTGGTAATGGTGGCAGTGGTAGATCAAGTTTGACTGTATATGAAATAACTGATTATACTAGTTCTGATCCTTATGTAACTGGCACAGCACAACAAACTAATGCAGACTATACTGCTGATATTGTGTTGTCATGTCAAAACAACGGACTAACAATAGGCTCTGTAATTTCAGAAGACTGTTTGACTGCTGATGGTATAACAGTAACTAATGCTGATAATATACAGCAAGTACACTTAGAAAGTGCTTCATCTCACACCTCTTGGTATGATACAGAAACACCTTCAGGTAGTAGAACTTATACTATTACCCAAACTAATCCTGGAAGTAACATAGTTGCAGGTTCAACTCTTTTTCAAATATCAGCAGCAGCATGGAAATAACAGAAGAAAAATTAGAAGATATGCTTGATCGTGCAGCCAAGCGTGGTGCTACAGTAGCTTTGCGTGAGGTAGGATTACA